ACAAGTGTTGATAATATTTTCTCAGGAGTTACATCTAATTTATTAGCGATAGCAAATGGAACTTCTGCAGCCTTATATGATTACCCTAATTGGACTGGTGGTTTAACTGATATTGATCAAGCTGAAGGGTATTGGGTTGTTATGAGTGATGATGATGAATTATCTATTTCTAATGGTACTCCAATTGATCCTGATACAGAATATGAACTTAATGCAGGTGCATCTTTAATAGGTTACCCGCTTAATAGTAATACTGCATTTGAAACTGCTTTAGGAGCTGAGGCCGTTCTAGGTAATGTTTATGCCGTTTTTGGTGAAGGTATATCAGCTTATAACTATAATGGTTTATGGATTGGTAGCTTACAATACTTTACGCCGAATTCAGGTTACTGGTTCTTAAGTAATAATGCTGTTGATTTCTCTTATCAGTCTGATGATGGTCTTTTAGGTAGAGAAGATTCTGAATATATTGAAGTACCTAAAAATCCAAATGGTTATGATTATTATCAATCAAAAAGACAATCTTTCTATTATGTTGAAAATATAGAAGATATACAGATTAATGATTGGGTTCTTGCTTATAATGGTGATATCTTAGTTGGAGCTAGACAGTATGTTGGTGGAATTATTGATATTCCTGTTATGGGGTATGATGATAGTGATTTTACTGCTGGATACTGTGAGAATGGAGATGTTCCAGAATTTAAATTATTTAGATCTTCAAATGGGATGTTGAATGAACTTTCTGGTAATATTACAGGGTGGACAAGCAATACAGTAACTGTATTAGATGATTTATCTTTAACTAATATGCCAACTGAGGTTAGTTTAAGTCCAGCTTATCCAAATCCATTTAATCCTTCAACAAGTTTATCATATACTGTCCCTCAAGATGGTAATATAACATTATCAGTTTATGATATTAATGGTAGATTAGTTGAAGACTTAGTTAATTCATATCAAAAAGCAGGTAGCTATAATGCTGTTTGGAATGCTTCAAGTATTTCAAGTGGTGTTTATTTTGTTAGATTATCAGCTTCTTCTGAAATATTAACTCAGAAAGTAATGTTAATTAAGTAAGTATAGTTTTTTAATTTTTATTAAAAAGGCAGCTTTTAAAGCTGCCTTTTTTTTATCTATCTATCATTATGTAATTATCACTTTTTTTATTATATTTTAGTTTCATTTTTGTAAGGAATATTTTGTACCATGAGGAAAATTTTAGTTCTATTGTTCTGTTTGCCGCATTTATTGTTATCAACTCATAACCCTTCATTTGATAGTCGTTTTTTATCTGATAGTATTAGAAGTGATATTGATAAATTGTTAGACTATAAGGCAATTTCTGATAAAATTAACAATAAAAATGAAAAAGCTATTTTTTATCAATCAGTTGCATTTTCTATTTATCAAGAGACTTTAAATTTTGAATTAAAAATAAAAAGTATTATTTCTCAATATGCTGAGTTAATAAAAAATTTAGAAGATAGGCTTGATATTCAAAACACAATTATTTCATATAATTTAGGTTCTCCTATTTTTGATGATCATTTTAATATAATTTCCATTAATGCAAAAACTTTAAAAACTAATTTTCATTTTAATCAATTAGAATCTATAAGAAGTCAATATTTAAAATTAGTAAGATATCATGATAATATTATTATTGTATGTGAAAATAGAATTAGTGAGCTTCTAGAGTTATTAGATAAGACGTCAATTGATAGGTTGTATAATGATATTATTATAGATAAACATATCCTTGTTATGAATTTTACAAATATGTCTAATATTGATAAGTATGATCAATTAGTGACTACATTACCTGATATGATTGTTAATAGATATAAGGATAGAAAAGATATTACTGTTTTATATTCTGGTAGTATTGATCCAGATTTAAATAGTTCTACTTCATCTTCTAGTAATAGATTCCTTATAGATGGTTCTTTTTTAATCGAGGGCTATAGTATAAATATAAATTATAAAATATATATTGTAGATGGTTGGGAGGTTTATTCTGAGCAAAACATCTCGTGTGATGTTAGAAATACAGAATGTATTTATGATGATTTTTTATGGTCTATTGAACAAAGTATAAAACCTTTAATTAAGAGTTATGTTTATGATGATTTTCCTAGTAATACTACTAAAAAAATAATTGATAAAAATATTAAATCTTCATTAAAAACAAAAAAAAATGATGATTTATTTAAAGTGGTATTAGATGATTTTGTAGTACAAAAAGACTATAGTTTTGATCTTAATTATAAAAATATGAATATGGATAATGATTCTAAGGAAATTAGTCATGAATTTAATCTTGAAACTCATCCTAATAGTATTAATAACAGAAAAGCTATATCAGATAATTTGATTAACATTATATCAGATTATTTAAAAAATCCATATGATATTGAAATTGGTGAAATGAATATGGATTTTAATAAAAATGATAATGCTTATGCTAATTTATGGGTTCCCGTTACTTTTGATATCAATAAAAATGATTTTGAAAATTTAATTAAAAATTTTGCATATAATTCCTTAGACAGCAGATACAATTTGCATGTTTATGAGTTTTTATATGAAAATTATTTGTTTGATAGTAAAGCTATTCAATCTTTTAATGATTATAAAAATGAAATTTTTCCCGTTTTATTTTTTGCTGACAGAGATAATAATATTCAAAAAATAGTAATAGACTCATGGGATAGTAAATATGATAATTTATTATTTGGTGACTATGATGTATCAAGAGTAGAGCTATTTAATCAATTATTTAGTGTAATAGAATCTAGTAATAGTATGTATTTAAACATTAAAGAAGATTCTCAAATAGTTTATTATAAAATTACTATGCCTGTTTCTATTCTTGATAATTATACTCGTTTAACTGTTAAGATTTTTACAAGATCTGAATTAGATGAATATTTACCTATTAGCGAATTAAAATTTTAGGAAATTATATGTTTATTAGAAATCATATATTTATTATAGTTTTAGTTTTTTTTAGTTTTCTTTTTTCTGAAAATATTGATATAAAAGGAAGTAATGAAAAAATTCCTAATATTTCCCTTAAAGATATCAATAAGAAAAAAATAAAAATTTTAGATTCATCTAAAGACTATTATGTATTATTTAATTTTTGGAATATGGCGTGTGAGCCTTGTAAGAAAGAAATGAAATTTTTAAATGAATTTCATCAAAAATATAATGAGCATGGATTTAAGGTTATTAGTGTTAATATGGACACACCAAGAAGCATGTCAAAGGTTAAAAAATATGTAAAATCTTCAAAGTATGCATTTGAAGTTCTTCAAGACCCTAGAATGAGCTTATTTAAAAAAATGGGTGGCTCTATTATGCCGTTTGTGGTACTCGCTGATAATGAAGGTTTTATCATTAATAAGCATGTTGGATATAATTTAGGTGATGAAAAGGCCTTAGAAGATGAAATTAGAAACCTTATTTCTTTTCCAGGTGACACTTTAAATGCAAAATCACTTAAAAAAAACAATGAATAGATTAGCTATATTTATATTATTAGGAATATTTTTATCTCAGCAGAGTCTAAACTTTAATCTTGAGTCAAAGTATGGAGATGGAACTAATATAGATGATCAAACACTAGAAGAAACTGATTACACCTACCTTGAAAATTTGCTTGATATAAATTATAGCTATAATAGTTTATTTTTTTATACTCAGCTTGAGTATAGTAATCCCCCTATATATGGATATAGTCGAACTGTAGCCAAAGATATGTTTAATACTTATATTGCTGAGTACTCTAGCAATCAATTTATCTTAAAATATGGTCATATTCAAACGCTTAATGGTTATGGTTTAACATTAAATATGTTTCAGGATCAGGCAACAGATTTTGATAATAGGATTAAAGGTTTAGAGTTTAAATATATACCAAATGAATTAATGGAATTCTTCTATGTTAATGGTTCAGGTAAATATGGAATAAAATCAACTGGGACTCAAAGGTCTAATAATTTAATATTTGATCATGATTTAAGTTTTTGTGGAGCTCAGTTTTATACAGATTTTGGAGACATTAGCATATCTTATGCTGATAAAAAGACTAAATATGCAGCGGGAATTCTTAATAATTACGATATTAATCAGCCTTTTATGAGCGCCGACACTCGTTTATCCAAAGATTTGCAATCTTTTCAGTTAGAGGGTTTTTCTAATTTTAATATGTTGGCAGATTCTGATACAGAAGTCAAATTAAATTCTGTGAATTTAGGTTACAGTAATACTTTAAGTATATTTGATATATATTATGAAAAAAGTATAAATAGATATAATAAAATATTAAGAGAAAATGATTTTGAAGATGGTTATTATGATTACTTATCTATAGCATCTAGTGTTTTAGGGGTTGATTTTTTATATGAGTTTAAGGATTATAATATGCTCTATTATATGCCAATTAGCTCTAATCCTCCATTGGGTTTTATGGAAACTACTTCAATTCTATTATCAAGAAACCAACATGCCATTGATTTTTCTGATGAAATAGGACATCAATTAGAAACTCGATTTTATATTAACGATATAGCTTTTTTAATGAATCTATCAATGGGCATGAAGCACTATGGGATTGAATATTCAGAGTTTGATTTTGACACTTTCGAACTTATTGAGGGAACTTATTCTAAAGTTCATTGGGGTGATTTAATCACTATGGATTTTTCAGATAAAGATCTTGTCTACCATAAGCCATTTAGAAATTTTTATACTGAAGCCAGTGGATGGAGCAGTAATGATAGATTTTACTATAAATTTGGTTATGCTTCTAGTTTCAGTTATGATGATGTTAGTGCTAAAAATTATCAATCATTTACTATTCCGACTCAATTTGTTTATGCTTTTAAAAGCAATAATTCTCTAACTATATATTATGAATATCAAAAATTAAATAATTTGTCTATAAAAAATCCTACTAATTGGAATGATTATTATGATTCAAAAAAATATAGTAACAATTATCTAAGTATTTCTTACAATCTAAGCCATATTGGAAGTATATCATATTTTTATGATTCTGAATCCTATGATCAATTTCTTTATACTGATGAAACAGTTAATTTCTTAAGTAGTGATTCAAATAAGTGGACAGGTTTAGAGTTAAGTCTAGAATTATCATCTTCTGTTCAGCTTTCAGTATTTCATGGTTCACAAAAAGGTGGCTTAGTTTGTGCAAATGGGATTTGTGCTGTACAACCATCTTTTGAGGATGGAACTAAAGTAACTCTTAGAGCTTTATTTTAGTTACATATTTTTACTATCTATTAATATAGGTTATTGTTGTAAATTACGTTAAATTTTTTAAAAAGAGGTTTTTAATGAGTAAAAAAATTATTCTTTTAACATTTATAGCATTTAGTTTCTCTCAGATCTATGATGTTGGAGAGACAATGTCAAGTAACCATCAAAACCAATCTCATTCTGTTTGTTATGGAGAGACTGATTATGGTACTCCTTCTTCACTGAAATTTGCAGATTATAATGGAGATTTAAATGGTGGTGACTATCATGTTATACTTGTTGATATGTCAGCTAGTTGGTGAGGCACTTGCTATAGTTCCATTGGTCAAATGGCAAACTTAGAAGAAGAATTTCATGATAATTCTCATGTTCTTATTTTTACAAACTTAGATGATATTGGGCAACCTTATAGTTGTAGTCAATGGGGTAATAGGCATGTTCAATATGGTTCTCCAGATCCAATTCTTACTAGCGATAGTGGTAGTACTATATGGGGATGGTTTAGATCAGGGGCATATGTTCCTAGTTATGCATGGATAGATCATACGATGACTGTTCATTATAAGAGTAATTACCTTTCTCAAGGTTCAAATAAAATAAACCAAATGCTTGATAATTGTGGAACTCTATGTTCGCAGGATCCTGTCTTAGGGTGTACTGATGATGGAGCTTGTAATTATAATCAAAGTGCTGATTTAGATGATGGTACCTGTGAATATGAATCTTGTGTAGGCTGTACTGACCCCCTTGCTGATAATTATGATTCAGATGCTTCTATTGATGATGATAGTTGTGCTTATCCTGTTAATATTTCTTTTGGACAAATAACAGCATCAACTATTGATGTAATGCTAACTAACAACTATGGTATTCAAGGTTTTCAATTTACTTTAACTGATGCTCCAGATGAAATTACAATTACAGGTTGTTATGGGGGTAGAGCTGAAGAGGCTGGTTTTGAAGTGTCTAGTTCTGAGCTTGGTATTGTTATTGGTTTTTCTCTTGATGGAAGTTTAATTCCAATTGGAGATGGTTTATTAACAACTTTAATTTATGATGGCGTTGGTCCAACGGACATTTGTTTTGAAGATGTGATTGTATCTGATTCAAATGCAGGATCATTAGGCACAGGCATTTCGGATTGTATTTTGTTGGATATTATTCCTTTTCCTGGAGATATAAACTTAGATGAGACTATTAATGTCCAAGATGTTGTTCTTATTATAAACTTTATTCTTGGTTATTCAGATCCTTCTCAGCAACAATTTGTAAATGGTGACATGGATGAGAATGGTTTTTTAAATATTTTAGATGTTATTAGAATTGTAAATCAGATTTTAGGATTAGCACGTAATAATGATTTTGAATCTAATGATATAGGAATAGTAAATATTGAACGTGTAGGAAATGATATGATTTTATCTCTTTATTCTGAAACAGATTATTCAGGCGTTCAATTAATGATAAATGCACCTTATGATTTTGATGTTGTTTTAAAAGATAACAGTCATATAATATTAAAAGATAATTATATTAATGGCCAGAAGAGAGTTTTAGCTTATTCTATGTTTAATGATGTTTTTGATGGACATAAAGCCGAATTT